ATCTGGTTGAAGTATATAATATGTTAATTGTCCTTCTTTAGAATTATAACTATTTGGCTGATCATATGTTATATAAAAATATGGATTACCAGAGTTATTTGTTCTTAATAATGTACGAGGATATAATGCAACGCTAGTGTCTGGTTTAAATCTAAACTGAACCGTATCTGGTGTTCTATTTGTCGTTGTTAATGTATCCCAAGGAATTGTTATAGACCCTGTATTATTTCCAAATTCTAAAGAATAAATAAACTTATCTATTTGCCAATCTGGTTGTATATTATTTTTTGTAGGGCCTCCAAATTCTTTAATATTAATAACAGTAGAAGGAATTCCATAACAAGACATTAAGGCTTGAATAGAGCGTTTTGTTCCTTTTGTTTTTAATAAGTAAGGTAAGTTATTTACAATACGATTCCAAATTTCTAAGGTATATTGTTCCGTAGAAATTGTTGGAGTTAAACTTCCTGTTTGAAGATAATTCCCATCAGAATTTAATCCGGTTATGTATCTCCAAAGACTATCTTTCTTTTTAGAATTAACTAATTTCCATCCAAAAGAATCTGCAACATCAGTTAATAAACTTTTACTAATACCATCTAAGGGATGTTCTTCTCTAGAATGTATTGAACTTAAATGATTAATATATGTATAGATAATGTCAAAATGATGACCTATCATATTTACAAATACAAAATATTCTGAGTTACTTTCATCTAAAGTAAGACTAGCCGGTATTGTTTTTAATAAAGAACTGATATTATTTTTATCATATTCTCGTAATATTGCTATTGTATCTTCTGCGTATGTTTTTACAATTGTAGATGTAGTACTTTGTAAGTTATATCCAATATTTGTATTTAATGAACCAGTAGAATAAGTATCAACCCAATAGTTATATGCTTCTAGCCAATTTAAACTACCCGTAGTTGTTTTAGGCCACGTAGCTATACTTCCGGTATAAAATGTATATAAACTTCCAGATTCAGTACCAAAATATAAATACTTTTCAAAATCATCAAAGCCTGTAATTATTTTATTACGCTTTTTAGTAACGTCAATAATATTTGAAGATTTTATAGATTGATTAATATTGTTAAGAGCAGTTAATTGCTTATTGTAATCTTCTATTAACTGTATCTTATAATAAAAGTTATTAAATCTTTCTTCTGCAGAACTATAAAATACAAATTGCTCTGGTTTACTATAATCAATATTTAACTTAATACCTTGTAATGACTCTCCAAAATATGAATCAATAATTTGTTGTGATGTAGATAAATTTACATCTAATAAATCATTCCATGTTTGAAAACCCGTAGTTGAATTTTTATAAAAATCTACATCAATATTAAAATTAGGACCTTTAATTTGTATTGTAGGGTCTACAATTTCTACATTTTGAATATATTCTGCTACATCTCCATAACTAAAATAAACTTCATCAAGTTGACAAAGCTGTCGAACATCAATATCAATTGGTAGAGGCTCGTATAATTTAATTAGTATTTCATATGTCGGAGCACCAAAGTTTTCAATATTAATAACTCTATAAAGTCTATTTTGTCCAAAATTAAGAAATATATTTTTAAATTGAGATAATCGTGGATTTGTATTTTTATAAATTAAATAATTATCAAAATCAGTAGGTACAATATTAGGTGCAGTTTGCGTTATATTTGTTTCTTCAACAGGTTGTGTTGTTACAACACCAGCCATCGGTGTTTCCGTCGGTAGTTCAATTGCAATAAAGCTCTTTTCTCTACTCTTTAATAATCTAATCTCTGTTCTTGTAGATGAAATTTCTTCTACTATAAGTCGGTCCATTACTGTACCGTAAGAATTAACTATATAATAATACTTACCAGAATTTAAATTGCTTTGATCAAAATACGTAGATAAGTTAATATCTAAATATTTGCCTGCAGATGTATCTCTAAATGGAACTGGATTATTTTGTATATAGCTTTCAAGTAATATACCATTAAAAGAATATATATTTACTTCATATTTGCTAGATTGTGCAGTAGGTGTTTTAGTGTTTACTTGACCTGCTATTAATAAATCAGTATTATTAAATCCAGGGTCGTAAATTGGTTTATCTGTTTGAAGTAAATTATCTATAAGCATTTAATATAATTATCTTGTTAAGAAATAGAATGTAGTTCTTAATAATATTTCTATTATAAGTTAGGTAACATAGAGAATGTAGAATCTGGTAATATTTCCATTATGAAATTATTAGCACCAATAACAGGTACGAAACTACCTACTTGTATAAAAAAGCTATATTTAACCGGGAGATATATTATATCTGTAAGACCTCCTAATCCTTGATTAGCATCATTTAAATTAATTTCGTATGTGTTTGTAACATCGCCTTGTGAATATGATGTTTTAATATTACCATTCGAGTCTGTTAATTGTCGATTAATTGTTACTCCATTACCTATAGAATTAGAATTACCATTAGTTAACTTCCAAAACTGTAATTTTGTTTCCATATTTGTTACATTAGTAATAGGTGTAGTTCCGATATATTTAAATCTAAATTTAATATTTGCATTTAAATTGTAAATTCCTCGAGAATTTGCATCTTGATATACTGTAGCTACTTTATTAGGTATGCTCCAGAATTTTAATCCATTCGATTGTTCGCTATTAAAGTTAGGAGGTGTACTATCATCATTAAAACCTATATTTTCATATACTTTTTGATTGTTATATGTAATAGCATTAGTTTGAATGACAGGGAATGCATATTGAGGGTTAGTTACAGAAACTACAAATCCTCCACTAGCATTCGTAGATAGTATATTAATTTGATTATTTAATCCGGTAATTTCATTTGTTAATGAATTAATTAATGCATCTTTATCAATTGTAGGTGTTAATTCTGTAAATTCTTTATTATCTAATAAAAAAAGATCATACTGAGTTTTTGTGATATATAATTCATCACTTTTGATGCTAACAACACTACTACCACTTTCTTGAACTATAAACTGTCCTAAACTATTTCTTGCCATATTATATTACACTAAAAACTTCATCAGCTTTAAAATACTTTATTAACCCAGCACTATTTACTTTATAAACGAATCTATAAAATCTATTTTTTTGAAGTATATTAAAATTAAATTTAAAATAATTGCCTGTATTATCACAACTTACTTTAGTATAGTCACTAAACGGAACTAAAGCTTCTCCTGTATAATAATCTTCTACGCCATAATATGTGGTTCTTGGAAGATATTGCACAATATTATATGCACTTCCTGTTGCGAATGTTCTAACAGGAAATAATGGTCTTGATACTAATCTTAATATATCAATTGAATTTTCATCATATTGTTTATTAAGATTTTTTGTTATAATTGTATATCTATCAGTTGATAATGCAGGTAATGAACCCGTCACGAATAAAGAATCGTCCCATGCTAATTCTAATCTAGGTGGATATACTGTATTTGTTTCATTACTAAAAAACTGAATAGGCCCGTAAGTTTGAGTATCATATTCTAATGAACCAGATACTTTAATTATAAATCCTTGTTCTTTAATAGAACCACTTAACCAAGAATTTACAATATTAGATACATCTAAATTTAGATCTTGTCTTAAAGGAGAATAAGTAAATGTTTGTTTAGATTCTGATACTGTATACCAATTTCCTCCCATTTTATTTACTAAATACGAACCCGTAACACCCGCAGCAAACGAACCAGTTACCCAAGGTGTTGATTCTGTTGCATATTGCCAAGAAACTCCATCAGTTAAAAATGGTATATAACCTACTTTTCCTGTTCCTCTCGTATATGATTGAGATACTGGGTAACAAGCAACGGTATAATCTACTGGTACATCAATAGCTTCTAAACTATATAATTTTAATGTAGAAACTAAACTTCCGGTAGAAATCAATCCTTGACTTCTTAAACTAGCAATTGATTGACTAGCATTAAAGTTTATTAAGATTCTAGATACTTCAATAATACTAGTACTAGTAACAACTTTTTCTAACTCCAATACTTCGTCTAAACCAGCATTTAATGTTGGTTCTTTTTCGTATATCGTTGCGTCTTGATCTGAATATAAATGATAAATCATTATTTAATTATTTAACTAGTTATTTTACCTTTAATGTCTTTATTTGGATATTTGATTTCAAAAATACAAGGGTCAAATGAAGGATAAATTACTCCGTTTCTTGTAGCGGCTGCAATATCATACTTATTATTTGAATATCCTATATCGCCACCCGTTAAATTGTTGATTGTAATATTTGATACTGTTTGAACACCATCAACTCTATCTAATTCTGCATATAATTTTGATAAAACAATTGGTTGATTGATTTGCCATTTATTAATATCAAAAATATCTTTTAATTTAGAAATACATTTTAATAATACTTCATTGCTGTTATATCCTGGTAATACTACTATACTAAACTCTAATCCGATATTTACAATATACGCATCTTTAATATTAATAGCATCTGTAATCATTCTATATTGTTCTAAATATGTAGATAAGTTAGATTTAATGATTAAATTTAATGGTGTTAAATTTTTATTTAAATCATATCCCAATACATATAAATCCATTGCTAATTGATTAGATGTAACAACTCCGTTGTCAGTTACTTTATCTTTAGATTGTAAAATATATGCTTTTGCTGCTGAGCCAAATCTTTGTGGCATTGCATATACTCTTACGATATAATCTTCAACTGTTACTGCTCTGTTTTGAGAAGCAAAATTTGCAATTGCATTAAATCTAATTTCATCAATACTTTCTAAGCTCTTTCCGCCAACTGCTGGTATTGGATTATTTACAGCTACTGAATTTTTTATTCTAGTAAATAAAGCTTGATTTAAACCTGAACCATCAGAATCAAATGTAACTCCAGCAATAGTAGTTAATGTATCTGCTTGAACGTTTGATTCAATTCCTCCGCCTGTTGTATATCTTACTGTTAATGTAGTATTTGCAGGTGCTAAACCATATGTTTTAGAATATAAGAAATTACTAGGGTCAATTGAATAATCAAAATTTGGAGAATATAACGAACTTCCAACTAAATCTGGGTTAGGTATTAATTCTTCATCTGCTGATGTGGATACACCTGCTCCAAATTGAACTGTAATTGTATTATCTCCATTAACTCTCGTTTCAAATCTTCTAGATACTTTTTTAAGTTTTAATAAGTATGGAGCAACGCCATTAGATGATGTATAATTTACATTTGCATATTGGTCATTCTTAACTTCATCAAAAATAGTATCTTGCGCTAAATAAGGAACTTCATACCAAGTATTTCCATCAGAATCTATAATATCTAAAACTTCAATTATATTAGTATCAGTTAAAATAATTTTATCGTATCTTTTCGGAGCTCCGAAAGTAAATGTTTGAGTTGTAATTGTTCCAGCGACAGCTTTTACTTGTTTTTTTAATAAATAATAAACTGGGTTATTGCTAGAATCTACTTGATAAACTGATAAAGAATCTCCACCGGTACTAGTAATAGATGCGGAAGTAAAAACTACTGGTTCAATTGTTCTAAATTGTATATTTGAGTTTGTAGCTTTAACGATCATTTCTTGATTTATCGATAAAGAATAATTCCAATCAGGATAGTATATAGAACCAGATTGTATTGCTGGTAATAATTGAAATACATCTAAATTTACAGTTGCTGGTACAGAATTCTTTGGTTTATATCCACGTTCTTGAGCTAACTGTAATAAGTTCGATCTTTCTTGAGAATATGATAATAAACTTTCTTTTAGTTGATTATCTGTATAATAAGAAAGCACATCTCCTACATATGCAGCCATTTCAATAAACATCATACCTGGAGATGTTTCATTAAAATCATTATATGTATTTGGGAAGTAGCTTTTTGCAAACTCTATTAGAGATTGTCTAAAGTTACTAAAGTCTTTATTAATATACTTTATATCTTTTCTTGTATTATTTGACATTATAGTATAGCTATTGTTCCTGATTGATTAATATCGATAATTATAGTTTGATTTGCTCCGTTATTTGTTACACGAAAATTAAGGGTAATTAATAACCCATGTTCAGCTTCTGGTCCTAACGAATCTATTTTTTGTTTTATATCAATACTATTTATTATAATATATGGCATCCAAAAAGAAATAGCAGAAGAAATTTCATCTTTTAAATTTTCTCCTATTTCTGTTGTATTTGGATCAAATAGTAAGTTCATAATACCTGTTCCAAAATTTGGCAAATATCTACGTTCTCCTTTACTAGTTAATAAAAGATTCTTTAAGTTAGATATTGCTTGTTCTTGAGTACTGTATGATGACTGAAATACTCCTTTTGAAGCGTTATTTAATGGAAGCAAAACTCCCACTGCTACATCCG